GGTTTTATTGCCTTGTTTTGTCTTCGTTTTTTTTGTGTGTTTTGGGTGTGTTGTTTTGTGTGGTGTGGTATGATGTGAGTATCAGCCGATAAGGAGGGAAAGGAAAATGAAATGAACACTTTTAACGCTTATGTTGTTGCGATTGACGACGGCGATTGACATATAAAAAGTAAAGCCCCTAGGCAATAACCTAGGGGCTTTTCTTATGTCGCGCTACTGTTTGTCTGTCACGGTGATTTTTAGACTGTCCAGTTTTGCTTTTACCGCGTCCTGCACGGTCTTGGCAATGGTGTCGGGATTGGCGCCCATTGATTCGGATAATGCTTTTACTGCTGCCGTGAGCGCCGTTACTTGTGCGGTTAATGCTGGTAGCATGGTGTCGTGGATACGGATTACGTCGCTGGTTGCATCGCTTACAATATCGCGGGCGTATCTGCCGTTAGGGAGTTTGTGCATCCATTGTCCGCCGACAAGTCCGGTGTCGTGCATTCGGATTACGTCGCTGGTTGCGTCGCTGATAATGTCACGTGCTGGACGGCCGTTTGGTAGTTTGTGTGTCCAGAATCTCGTGATATCTTCGTCGGTTAATGCCATGTCTTCGTCTCCTTTTAATAGTTCGTTTGCTTTGTTGATGACATAGTTTACATCAAGTCCGTTTGGCGCTAGGTCGGGACAGCCGTAATGGTCGGTGCCTGGCACTTCGCGGTGTAGCCATATGTTACCGTTGAGTCCATCATGCCATAGGTGCGTCCAACCATATCGGCGTGCTATGTCGGCACAGAGTTGAGCGGAAGCGTTCATGCATGCTTGCGTACAAGGTATTTCGTTCATACCCCCTTCGTGTTCTATGCTGATTGTCGAATTGTTCGACGTGAAATTGGCGTCGCTGTAGCTGCCGTCGTTTTCGCTCACGTATTGATGGATTGCACCGTCCGCGCCGATACCATAGTGCGCACTTGCCTGCGAGTTGGCGTTCAAAAATACGCTATCCGTTCCGGCGAGATGGCCGACCATGATATGCAGCGTTATGTGTGTCACGGCGTATCCATTGCGTCCATTGTAATGGTTTGGCGAACCTATCCATGTTATGCCGTCCATCATTCCGCCTTATGTTTGTCGTTTGTGGATTGAGTGAAAATCTGCATGAATGGCGCGTTTTTCAGTTCGGGATTGATTTCGGTGATGTTTTCGAGGATTGACGTGAGTTCGATTAGACATACTCCGCCGACTGTGCAAACAAATACGGACATTGGCAGTCCTAAATCGATATGCCGGTTCACTTCGTCTATGAACCATGCTACCAGCACAAGCATAAGATAGGCGAACTTGCGCCCTAATCCCTCCCGCATTTTTCGTGAACTCAGATTGCCACGCATGATTGCTTTTGTTACGCCAGTAACGTAGTCGATGCTAATAAAAAATATGACTGCAATGGTGCACCATATGTCTACTTGCGTCATTATTATCTTCACTTTCTTATACCTGATTGTTGCAGCAAGCCGCCAAGAATCATGCTGAACTCCGCCTTAATTTGCGGGGTTTCAAACCGTAGTCTACCGACGCGATAGGCATTCAGTATTTTCTGTGTCATGTCGTCCGAACGTTTGAGCATCATGCAATTATTGTCAACCAGTCGATAGTCAAATGTAAAATCCCTTGTGATTTTAGGCTGTTTTTTTGTGACGAGATACAATACTTCGTCGGTGTCGCTTAGTTGTTGATACACGTTGAAAATACCGTATTCGGTGGTTCTTAATGTGAACGCATAACCGGCGTTGTTAAAATCATTAATGAGAGCGTTGGCGTTATCCCTAAAATCGTTATTGATTGCATAATTTGCATAATTTTCGTCGTATCTGCGTAAAAACTGCCCGAATTTGGATGTGGCAACCTTGGCGCTGAATCCGCCGTAATCAGCTAATTCCACCATGATAAACCCGTCGCAATATCGCTGATATTGCACGCGATTGTCCAACTGCGGTTTTAGGTTGATGTTAAACGCCGAAAAGTACGGATTAGCGAGGGTTACGGCGTTGCTGCACATGATAACGCGAACTCTGTCATTCCAACGGTCTACCGTGTTGTAAAATTCTTCAAGCGCCGTGACCTCTCCGCCAAGGTATCGCATATTATCGGGAAATATTTCGTCGAAGATAATGGTTCGTACTTTGGGGTATGCGACTGATTTCACCTGTCCGGCCTGTGATAGGGCGATAAAATACCCCATGATGTGCCATGTCGGGCGTTTCTTGCCATGCTTGTCGGTAGTGGCGTCCCTGTCATCCAGCCAGTGGCATTCGGCCTGATTTCCAGATACTCTGAACTCCAACTCTGGATATTGTTCTGCGATGTCTGCAAACCAAGTTCCCTTATTTTTCTGTTCTTCTGCCGTCCGGCGTAGATAGATGAATTGCCAGCGTTTTTTAATCCAATCGCCGATGACCAGTTTTTTGGCACCATAGGTTTTGCCGAGGCCGCGTGCTCCGATAACGAACATCCAATGCGCGTGATATGATAGCACACGCCCGTAATCGTAATAATCACCCTCGCTTAACAGCTTCTCCATAATATTCATTATACCATACAACAGCAACAACCGGCAGATATCTACCGGTTTATCGTTGTACTAGTTGGTGACGTACCGGCGTATTTCCCACCTGCTCGCCATATTCATCTCACCCGACGCGGTGAACAGATTCGGCCCGTTTCCCGGCCCACCGTGAGATAATGTCTCATCCTTGCCGTCCGCCGTAAACATTTCCACATGGTCCCATGCCTGCGTATAGGCACCCCAGTCCAGCAACAGCAAGTCGGCGGCGTGAGCCTTGGCGATAGCATCCGACACCGATGTGTCGGAGCTGCCGCAGACGCGGGTGCCCTTGCTTGCCATCTGGCCTGTCCATGTGCCCACGTCGATGCCTAGCACGTCCTGATACGCTCGCCAGCATACACTGGAGCAATCGCCGTACCCGCTCGAATCGGGGTTTAATCGCCCCGCGCCCTGCGAGTATGCGTATTTGCCGATGCGTGACCGCAGCCATTCCACGACACGTGCCGCGTCCTTGCTGCTGCTGCCGGAACTGGAACCGCCGCCAGTCTGGCCGCCGCCCGGCTTGGTTGATTCGGAAGTCTTGTATATCCATGTCTGTGCGATGCTTTTTACGAAAATGGCGGTACTGTCCCCGCTGTGGTAGATAAGGTTATCACCCTGCAATTGTATCCACGCGGTACTCGCGGGTTTCCCGTCGATGCCGGGCTGGTCGCCTCCCGGCGTGTCGGACGGTTCGGAGGTCTGACCAAAATCAGGCGGCGCGGACGTGCCATCCCACGATTTCAGTAGATTATACGCGGTCGTATACCGATTACGGTACTGGCCTAGCACGCCGTCCGCCAAAATCGTGGTGTAAATCGATTCCAGCGTGGCGGTTGCCGAGCATGATGCAAGCACACGCTGCGCCTGCGCGGGTGATTGATGATAGGCGCACGCCCACATGATACGCTCTTTCACATTCCTATCAGGAAAGCCGAAATTAGTCATAGTGGACTGATATCCGTCCCAATCCGCCTCCCATTGCGCCTCCTGAAATGCATGGTTTTCGTCCCGCTGCGCCCACGTTTTCCACGCATTACCCTCAGCGGTGGATAGGTAGCGTGCCGTCCAGTTGATGTCATTCGCCTGCACCTGCTGCGCCAGTGTGGGAGCCGCCGAGGCGAACGTGTTCCACCCGTCCGGGTCGGCGGTGCGCCCTCGGTCCAAGAGATTGCGGGCGCGAATGCCGTACCATTGCATCATGCCCACAGTGATGGCGTCAACGTAGTTGCACGCGCCCCAATCGCAATTGCTTTCAACCGTGCCGATAACATACATCGCGTATAGTGCTGTATTATCCATGATAATAGTATACCCCACGCCCTAATGTAATGTTGCGCCGTCCATATCCCAATACCGGTCTTGAGTCTGTCTAATCCAATCGTCAAAAGTAATAGCCATGCCACCATTATAGTGGCATGGCTATCGCCTGAAATAGTCCGTCAGCTCTCGTAGAGATAGCCATCAGTGGGACGTACCCTGATTTTCCACGCACTCTTAAAATTGCGATTGAGACGGACGAACAAACGGTATTTATCAGTGTCCGGCAACATAACATTTTTGTTGTCGCCAGTGGTCACGTCGCCGGATTGTCCATTGGAATACGCCCAAATGATTCGGGCATGGTTACGGTCGAGGACGAAGGACGCATGCACACCTACGGCTTTGTCGTTTGGCACTAATGGAGTTACCGGTCCGGTGTTGTCGAAAGCAACCGTTGTTGCATTGTCTCGATAAAAGCCGCCGAATGTCGCACCATTACGTCGAACGCCCGCAATGATACCAACCTGTCCAGCTGTTGCCACGTCATTGAACTGGCCGATGGGAGTGGATTCTTTGACGGCAATTACTGCAATATTTTTTGTTTCGCCGTTTTCGCCAATCTGCACTCGGGACTCGAAGCCTTCAAGGTCGATACTGACCGGCAGTGTAACCGTGCCACATTCAACCAATTCCACTAGCATCTGACTGTCAGCATCACCGAGTTGGAAAAGTCCGTCCGGTGCGAGATACGAGCTTTTCGCTCTAACCTCTTCCGATATTTCCTGTGATACCGTGCCACCTTGTGGGGCATAGTTCGGGCGCATGAAAACGTTCTGTCCCGTACTGAATGGCGTGAAGTTGCGCTCCAACTGTCCACTAGCGTAATCCGGCCAATTGGACGTGATGCCATCCACTCCGAGCGCGATAACACGCTCATATGCCACGGGGTCATTAATAAGCCACGGATTAATCTTGACGCCAGCCGAGTGCGCGGCATTGACCATCGAAGAAGTGAGTTTGTCTTCGCGCGGATTGCCGCAGAAAATACCGGCATTCTTCATGTCAGTCCAAGAATGCGGCATGACGTCTGCATCCCACGTATAGGACACGTATTTCACCCCGCCTTGCACGGCGCGGACACACTGGCCCCAATTGAACGAAGTCAATTCGTGGATTGCGGTTGCATTATACTTACGCAGTAGTTCCAGCATTGCGTCCGTAGTTTCGTTGGTCAATGACTTGATTTCAAAATCGACGGGACTATCCCCCACGGCCTGTAGCACCTGTTCCATGCTCACCGGCCTGCCGGTGCTGCCACCATGCACTTTCGCCTTGACCTCGCGACTCATAAAGTCCTTGTAGGTGATGGAGGACACGTTAGCAGCCGTTCCCGTCATGGTGCGGGCGGTAGAGGTGTCGTGCAGGATTACGGGCACGCCGTCCGACGTGAGCTGCACGTCAATTTCAGGGACATACCCATGCCGCACTGCCCACATAATCCCCTCCATCGTGTTTTCCGGGAAACGGTACGACCCGCGGTGCGCATGGATAATGAAGTGCGAGTCAAGCTTACTGTCCACACGAGCGTCCGCAAGCTCGTCCACCTTGGCGGCGGTGTTGTCCAGTTTGGTTTTTTGCGCCGTGGCGTCAACGGTTGAGCCTGCTCCAAGTGCGGTGAGGATTGTTTTATTGTTGTCGGCCTTGCCTATGGCGGTCATTGCGTCCGCTCCCGCCTTATCCCATTTGGTCTTCGAGGCGGTGGCGTTCGACGTGTTGTCGGCTCCCAACGCGGCGAGAATCGCCGTGTTGTTGTCGGCCTTGCTTGCGGCGGCGGCGGCGGCGGCGGTTGCGGCAGCGGCGTCCGAGATTGATTTATCCCACTTGGTCTTCGCGGCGGTAGCGCTGTCTACTGTATTGTCGCCAATCAGCGCCTTGACCACTTCCTCATCATGCGTTTCACGCGACTCTACTGCTTCGATACGATTGAGATGCGTTTCAAGCGTAGTGTCGATGGTTTGCATGGAGCCGTTGTAGCCGTCGCGCAGGTCGGCGGGGTCATTGTCGCCATACAAGTTAAGCCCGTAATTATCGGTTTTGCTGTATACGGTAGCCATTGTTTAGTCCTTTTTTTCTCGAATTTGAGTATTGAGCTGGTTTAGAATCTGGTCTATCATGCGCATGGCTCTGTTGAACCCGTCGCGCATGTCCATCGGTGTCGCGTCATTGTAAAGCGGTAGTCCAAAATGTCCCGTCACACCGTACGCGGCGGAGTCCACCGGCGTGGTCTGCTGTCCGTCTGCCATGTCCATCACTCTCCCGAAGCAGTAGTGGAAACGAACGGCAAGCCCTCCGCAGTGACCTTCGTGTCGTTGAGGTTTTTGACGGTATACTGTCCACCTCCGGTTGCCGGAACGCGGTTGAGTAAGTGATTAAGCGCGGTACCGAGCGCATTGGCGTTAGCGGTGCTCAATCTGAGAGCGGTGGCGAACGCTTGCAATCCCTCCGGTAGTGACTCCGGTGTCGGAATGGCGTCAATCCTGTCCGACTGTGTTTTCAACGTCGTGTCAAGAATGTCCATCGAGCGGTTGTACTGGCCTTGGAGATTCGGCGCGTCCGTCGCGTCATACTTCTCAAGGTTATAGTTTGATGTTTTCTGTGTCATCATTGTTCCTTACTGTGCGGTTTTCATAAAATTATTGACCACGACGCCATTGGCAAGATTCTCCACCGACAACGGATTCACAGGCTCGCCGTCATCCACGTGCGCGTCGCGTGGCGTGATGCGCGGCTCGTCGTTATGGAAAATGGTCTTGTTGCCGAGTACGGCGAACTCAAGGCATGAGTGCGCCGCGGCCATCGGCACAGACAATTGCGCCATTTGGTTGACGCGTGCGCCGAAAACGGCCAATTCGCGGTACATATTACGCATTGCGTCAACGCTGTCAACGTACCGTCCTTGCGTTACGTCATAAACATCGTTGGTGATTTCGAGCTTGCCGAGCTTGCTTATAATATCCTCAAGCTGCACATCGACCGACGCAAGATGTTCGTTGATTTCGGAGATTTTCACATCTGTCTTGTCGTATTCAGACTTCACCCATTCTTTCACCTTATCCACATATGTCTGCAAAGCGTCAAGATTATGGCGCAAGCATTCAATCAACTGTAATGTGGTCAATCCGTCACGATAGGTGAACGGAACAGATGTAGGCACCGCGTCGAACAAGCGTTGCCGTGGAACCAGTGCATTAATGTCACTCATGATTACTCCCATTCTTCATAGTTATGGCAGTTGCCGAATATTGTATCATACGTGCCCCATACCTGCATGAAGCATGGTTCGAGACTCCGTACGATTTCCATGTCCACGTTGATAATCGCCTGCCGATATTCCTGAATCAAGCTCATGGCGCTCTGGCTGCGCCCTGTCACGTGGCTCTTGCCCTTGGCGTTGCTTGAATCATGCTGGTAGTCGGTTGCGCTTTGCGCCGTGGTGTGGCTGGTTGAATCCTGCGAACTGGACGCGGTGCCGGAACTGTCCGCCTGTGATTCGTTCGCGTGGGAGGCGTAGCGTGCGAAGTCGCCAACAACGCCGGTTTGCGGCACGTCACTATCGAAGCTTTTGGACGTGGTGGTGCTGGAATTATCCGACTTGCTATTGCTGGAGCTGGTCGAATCCTGCGAACTGGACGCCTTGCCCGACGACTGGGATTCGCTGCCGCTCTCGCTATCCGTCGTCATATCCATAGAATCCAATGGATTATATTCCATGTCCAGCGTCCGATAACGCTCATTGAAATAAGGCATGATTTCCGCCATAGTCATTCCCAGATAGAAAATGAACTGCTGGGCGGTTTCCTGTCCTATCTCCCTAAGCGCGTAATGGCGAATAATCTTCTCATTTAATTCCGCGCGGTGAGATTCGTTGTAAATCGGGTAATAGTCGGCGCTAAGATGCAGCTTGTCGTCGGTATCATATCCGAATGCAATAAGATTGCCGAGGGTTTCGGTGTACGCTCCCGGCGTCGCCATCGCATAGGCGCTAAAATCCTGCGTCACAACACACCTCCGATACCCGCGTCATACGAGGCGGGCATGTCGATATCCGTCGTACCGCTTGCGCTTGAATCAAGCGCGTTGGGCACGCCGGAGCTTTGCGCGTCCGCATACTCAACCCACACGTTCAGTTGCGGCCACAATCGGTTAATCTCAGTCGCCGCCGCCTGCCGCGCCTTAAGGAAACTCAGTCGAAACACGTCCACCTTCTCATTGGCTTGCGCCACCTCATCGGAGATAAGCCGTTCCTTTTTTTCCGTGCCGGAGGATTGAATGCCGAGATATCCCAGCACCTCGTTAGTCACCTGCGCTTTTTGCTGGATGAACTTATCCAGCAGATAAGGCGTGGTGTTGGGCCACGGTTGGAACATGCTGCCGGGGTCAAGCGAATCGTATCCGATAATATAGTCCTGACCGTCCTGCCGTTGCTGAAGCATGTTCTGAACGGTGAGTTTCGTGCGGAAGTCGGCTGTGATGATGGTTGGCAGCTTCAGACTCTCCAAGTTCACGTCATACGCCTTGTCAATGTCGGCAAGCCGTCGCGCGTATTGCCATAATGTCGGCTTGAATCCGACGCGCATTCGATTATCCCAAATTGGAATACATTCCGAACCGGCCTTGAGCTGCCTATAATGGTAGTTGACGCCTACCGGCTCGAAACATGTCGGATTATTGTACACATTCAGCCTGCCTTGGTATCCGGCCTGAGTCACGAGGAACTTGCCGATACGCTTGTCCTCGAAAAACAACGCGCAACCATATTCGCACAGACATATTTCAAGCCAACGTTCGTCCACAGTGGGCGGCAATCCGCGCCAACTGAAACGGTTCAAGGCAAGTTCCATCAACAAATGAAGATACATGTCATCAAGCGTGACGGCGCGTGTTTTCGCGTAATTACCGCGGGGGTGCAGCGCGCCGCCGACTCGACTTTTCTTTTTAGACCTGCTCATATCGCTATTGTATCACTCGTAACCAATGCCCGGGAGCGGCTCGTTGTCCGCCCAATCAGTCACGCCAATGTCCTCGGGTTTGGCCCATACCGTCACGCCACGCTCAAACATGCCCTTGATGGTTAGCCGCGCCTGTTCAGGCAGCGTGCCTTTAATGTAGCATTCCTGCATCTGCCAGTATGTGAATTTCTCCATACATTGCAAACTTGCGGGCGGGGTGACGAACCGTTGGACAAAATACCCGAAACGCAACATGAATTCACCCACCGAACGCAACGCGCTGGGAGCGCACGTGCGGAAACGAACCAACACTCCCATAATACCGTTGGCGAGGTTGAACGAGTCGCCGCCCGCCGAACCGCTCGTAGTCGGCGGAGTCATTTGCATTTGCTGGACTTGAGCGTTTATCCCCGCTATCGAGTTTTCGTAGTCACCTTCGGCAAAGCGCGCGGCCAGCCGATAGTTTTGCCCGGCCATCAAAGCGCTGGACGCGCCCTGAATCTGTTGAGCGCGTTGCGCGTAGGTGTTCGCCTGCGAGGTTTGCGCCGCGTTGGTTGCCACACTGTTGGCGGTGTTCGCAGCTGCCGTATCGTTGGCGATGTCACGACTGGCGTACAGTCCCTTGTTGGCGATGTCGTTCTGCACGACGCCGCCGATGGCACCAACGGCGCCGCCAATCAGTCCGGCCATGTTCCCCGACATCAACGCATTCCCAGCATTAGAAACTAGCCCCCACGCAGTTCGCGCGTTGTTTTGGGAGACATTCAGGTCGGTCATGGCGTTGGTGTTCGCCTGTCCGATAGCCAACGACTGATTAAGTGAGTTGGATGCGATGGCGTTCAGCGCGTTCCGGTTGGTAATACCCAGTTGGGTCATCTCCTGTTGGGTACGAATCGCCGTGCCGGCCTGAGATAATGCATTGGCTGCGCTCATGGTCGCTTTTTGCTGCGCCCAACCAGCGGACTGCTCCGCGTAAGCGCGAGAGTACGCACTGTTCGCCATAGCAAGCGTGGCCCCATTGTTGACCACCATGAATTGGGGGAAGTTTGTGATGCCGAAACTGACATTAAGCATTTCTCCGCCGTCAATCGGCAGCCCGGTGCCGTTCCCGGACGGGGAAGAAACGACGGACGCGCCTCCCGTATTGTAGTTCACCGGGTAAAAGTTCAGGCGCGGAGACGGTGGCGCGTAGTTCCACGTTTCACGGATAACCAAGTCATTAGACTGGATATCTTCCGGCCGATAGATGATATTAGAGCCATTCAGGCATGAACATTCCACGACGCTATACGGATAGCACTGTAGCTTTTTCAGATTATGGTACCGTTCAGGGATATTGAAGTTATTGCGAAAATTCTTGATAGAGACAACATCATCATACCTGTTATCGCTTTTAGCCTCCCATATAAACGTATACACATGCCCTTTGACCACACCGGCCACGTCGTTGCCAAAAAATTGCGTTACCTCCCTACCGGCGTCGGCTATATAGTCGGCGCTGATTTTGGGGATGGCGTAAATCGCCGTAATGCCCTGAGTGACCCACGGATACGAACTGCCTGCCTGCATAACGCGCGTAAAATCGTCGGCGGTGTCAAAATAATAAATCCCCGCGCCATTGGATTGATTCTCAAATTGTGAGCCTTGCGCGGTTTTCAACGACGGTTTTTCGGTACTACCGCCCGATGCCGCAAGGTCGGTCGTAGCCACGACTATGACACCATAATCCAAGGTTGGCGAGTTAAAACCGGGCTGCGCGGGCTTGCTGGACATAAGCGCCGTATATGACTGTGAGGTAATGACGGTTTCCGCGCCGGTGTCCAAGCCCTCCGGCAGTGCAAGTGCGGTGCGCCCGTAGTCGTCCCACTGGTGTTCATTGGCAACGCCGATATGGCCGCGCGTCACATAGCAACTACCGAAACTCACGTCAAACTGGAAACTTTGCCATACGTCCAGCATAAGCGTGAGCTGTGTGGTGTGCGCGTTAATGTATTCCACGGATTCGATGAAATAATACCATGCGCGTGGCGATTCCAGTTCGGGATAGTCGTTGACGGCAACGAGGTAATTATAGTTTGACGCTTGGTTAAATGGCATGTCGATACGAACGGGGGCGCCGAAAATATGCATGGTGGCTGGACGGCATTCCACTCCATCCAGTTTGTCGAACCATCCTTGCTGTGTTTTACGTGAAACAAACCGCACAATATCACGGTATGAGGCATCCCACGGTACGCGGCAGAGTTTCAGTGTCGTGTTTGGCGTCCATTCCGCCCACGAAAAGTTAGACTCCACATAGGGGTTCGCGTCGTCAATCATTATTGTCCTCCGGTATGGCAAGGCCCGGAGCAATCACGTGGATTACGCTCCGGGCCTTGTCCTGCATCACACCGTGAAAGAGAGTAGCCAACCGGCTACCCTCCCATTATATCACGCGGCGGTAGTCACGGTCACGCTCTTTTTACCGGACACGCTGAACAGTGTGGCGGTGATATAAGAGCTGCCCTCCTTGACGCCAGTCACGACGCCCGACTCGGACACGGTGGCGTTCGCCGGAGTGCCGGACGTCCATGCCGCCTGTGCGGTAACGTCGGCAGTGCGTCCGTCAATCATGGTCGCCACGGCGGTCGCCTGTGCCGTATGACCAACAGTCACGTTCGGTACGGTCACGGCAATGGATGCAATGATGGACGGATTGAATCCGATAACACCGTCGCCAACCACTGGCACGTCCAGAGCCGCGGACACGGTGCCCGGCACTTCCGGCGTCGTCGGATTAGTGTACAAGGCGGTTGCGGTAACCGGGATGTTAGTGTTCGGTTCGTCAAGGCCGACCACAAGCACGCCGGTAGGCGAGATATACGTGTAATCGCTCTTCGGCTTAGCGGTGTCGCCAATGCGGTACTCGACCGCGTTGGAGCGGAACGTGGCGGTGCCGTCATTGCCGATGGACGTGTCCGCAGCGACCTGCACCGCGCCACCACGCGCCACGTTGCTCGGAGTTTCCGAGCCACCGCCATACATGGCGAGCTTGAGCTGGAACGTCGGCGTCTGAGCCTGCGTGCCGATGGGAGTCACCACGTTGGCAGTGGACGCCGCGCCAGTCCAGAACATCACGGCGGGAGCGAAGCCGGACACTGAGATGATGTGCTGGACATGCAGATAATGGTTGACTGAATTGATGTTGACCGGGTTGGTCTGCTGGGTCATTTCGTTAATGACCGGAATGTCAATCAGGAACTTATCGGTCGTGAGGATGGCTTGCACACCATCCATGCCAAACCTGTCCTGCGGAATGACGATAATCCGGTCGATGGTCGGCTCGGCGTCCGTTCGCTGGAATACCGTAGCAAGGCCCTGCACGTCAAGCGCCGACTTGACTTCAGGCGAGCAGAACAGCACGAGTTCGTCCGGGCGGGCGAACGTCGGCATGTGGCGGGCGTTGTACTTTGTCGAAACGAATTTAAGCGTGTCAGCCCATGCGCGAATCTGGCGCAGCATGTCGCGGGCGTCCGTCTCCGAACTACCCATGTTGTTCAAGTCGTTGTTCATATGGACGCGCCAATATCCGCCAAGCTTCGCATATTCGACGAACTGGTGGCACAGAGCCTCGAAAAGGTCAACTTCAGCCGCGTTATAGCAGGATGTGAGAATCTGTGAAGTGAGCGAGGCCAGACCGTTTTCGGAAGTGAAGGCACGCTGAAGCGTCTTGTCATCCGTGGTCGCAGGATACCAATGAGCGAAGTCCAGCCGGTGATAGAGCGAATCCACGTCGATTTTCCACTTGCGGAAGTTGTCCGCGCCGAGATATTCGGCATTAGGGTCATAGACCTGCGCGAGCGGCATACCGACGGCGATTTCCTGCCACGTGTCGCCATACGCTTGCGATGCACGTTGGAAAACGCCGAGCGGATTATTCCAACGCCATGTGTTCACGTAGGTGCCGCCGATACGGTTCACCAGCGCCGAATAAAACTCGTTCTTCAACTGGGTGGACGACATGAGTGTAGCCATCTGCCTATCCATGTTCATCTGAGTGGCCGAGGGCATTCGTCGCTGGTACTCTGGCGACGCCTCGTTGCGAATCATGTTGAGTATCTGAGCGTTGTTAAATTCGGTGAGCGGGCGGAGCTGCTGCTTCGGCGTCACCACTGGCGTAGTTGCCATGATAGTTATTCCTTCCTGATCGTCAGTCTTCGTACAGGTCGTCGAACGTGCTGTAGGTGCCGTTATAGTCGTCGTCGGTCATTTCAGCCGATTCCGGCGTCGCATTGTCGTCGGGGCCATCGTTCAGCACATGGTCGGCGGCAGCGTCGCGCATCGCCTCAATGGTTTTGGACAATTCCGCTACGGTCGCCTCCAATGCGCTCAACCGGTCGGCCATGTCGGCGTTCTTGTCGTCGCCCGCATCCTCCGGTTCGCCGTCGTCCTGCGTTTCAGACTCCGGGTCCGGCGTATTGTCGTCGGCGTTCCCGTCCGGTTCGGTGTCGGGCGTGGTGTCCGGCTTGTCATCATTTTCGGTGTCGTCCATAATCACCCCTTAAGGTAAATGGCACGGCAGCAATCACGCTGCCGTGCCGGATTGCTAGGCTGTGCGGGTTCCCTCGCCGTCAATGGGCGTTGGCTACGCACGTCTACATCCGACCGAATCGCCTTACCGATTGCCCACCGGTCGGGCCATTGAATCGGCTTGGGACGCACACCCCGCTACCGGTTATTATAGCACAAAAAAACAGCCGTTATCGTTGACGTGGCGTGACCTCGGTAGAAAATCGTCGTAGGGGATAGGGGCGGCTCGATGCACGCCGCTCAACCGCATCACCGTGCTGCCGTCCGTCTCTATGCCGCAGTATTTGCGATTGCCGAGGATGCGGAGTTTTTCATAGGTGTGGTCGTTTTTCCACGCGCCTAGTTTCTTGTCGTCCGTTTCGATGTTTGCGGGCGCGTCCAGTTCATCCAATATCATGCCGTCCGTATCGGCGTAGAGCACGCGACCGGCGTTCGCATTCATTGCGCGGGACAGTATTTGCCTCCCGTAGGCGTTGATATATGCGGCGGTCGGTAGCCATGCGAGTGAGTTGGTTGACTCGGGTTTGTCCACGGTAAAATCCACGCCGCCGTCGCCAGAGGGTTTCGGGTGCAGCATAGGCCGATAAAGCGATGCCCCAAACTTTCCCACCAGCGAGTTCAGTAATAGTTTCGCCATTTGCCGACGCTCTCCGGTTGCGGTTTGTTTCACATGGAACCATTTGTCAATGTAGTTGTAATAAAGTCCATGCGATTTACGGAATTTCCAGCCGCCCACATACTCCCACACATGGACATCATAGTTTTCCGTCAAAGTTCTCCAATCCACGTCAGTCACCGGCATGGTGACGACACCTAGCGTACTATCCATACGTTCGCCCTCGTATCCCCATACTGGCAGGATGTTTGTGAGCGTCGCCGTTTTTCCCGTTTTCAGTCGCGCATCGAATGCAATAACATCGATATGCAGCGGATAATCAGCGTCATAATGATATTCCCCTTCATACCAGACGGGTGAGCCTACCGGCATGGCAAAGTCGCGCATGATACTCGGATAGAGACTGTTCACATCCCAGCTCCTGCAATCCCGATATTCACCCGGCCTGCTGTACACTATCGCGCCATAGTAGGCGGGGCGCATCCGATGATATTCCGCTTTATCCAATGGCGGAAAGTGCCGCTTGAATCCGGCGTAATCTCCGCCGATGTAATCGCCCATCGCCATAGACGCTATGGTAGTGCCCTTGAGATTCAAAACATCACATTCCCGCGCGATATTCCACGTGGTTTCCAAGTCGGTGTTCCCTCCAAACGTTTCGCGTGAGACATTCAATCCGTCATCACGCGTGATGTTGCGCACGTCCAGAAAATCCACGGTGATACCGCCCATGCGCACCCGGAAACTGTAGAAATGACCGCGAATATTAAACGTACCCCAAACCCCTTCCTTGGCCGGGTTTGATTGCAATGGCAGTCGTTCCAATAGTTGAGCGGCTATAGACTTGATGTCTTGCCATCCGTGAGCGCACCATACGCGCGTATGATGGTCAAGCATGGTCAGTCGAATGACGGCATTCGCCGTCAATGGCGTTATGCCGTCATCCGTCAATAGTGTTGCGCCGTCTGTGGCCGCCGTTCGACGCTCTCGCATGATTCCATCCTTTTTAGTGTCTTGCTGCGCTGGTCATCCATTCATCAAGTCGTGTCTCTACATCTCCCGCGTCCGCTTTAGTCTCCCATTTGTGTGCCTTATCATTATACCACGTTGCCTCGCGTACTACGGTGCTGAAATTCGTGCTGTTTATCAGCCATCGTTTTTGACGGTTCGACAAGGCGGCGAATCTTTGAGCTACGCTAGAGTCGAACGCTTCGAGCTGCTGCGCGACCTTATCGAAATCCGAAACACCCTCGTTCCCGGGAATACGCCTAGTTCCCGCGTGTAACGGAGCACGTCCAATAAGTCCGGCGTATTCTAGCACTTCTCGCTCAAGTTTCCTGCGGCTCCCTTCTCGCATCATCGCACGTGCATGGCTTATGCCACGCTCTGAGCCGAACACGTTCGCACGGCTTCGTATGAGTTCATCGCGTGCCGAACCTCCGACCGTGTGTGTGCCCAGCACGTCGAACGGGGATTCCCCTGCGCGTTCCATTTCACGCATTTCACCCACGGTATAGCGGGCCATGCTCAGCGCCTCGAATTGTTTGGCGCGCTTGATTTTCTGCCGTGCCTCAACTCTGCGGCGCTGCTGCTGCCGCAATGTTTTCCGACGTTTCGACGGGGCGGCGGCAATTTCCGCATCAGTAATCAGCGGACGCGCGGCAATCTCACGGTCAAGTTTCGTGACGCGAACGTCGGGGACAACCTGATACGGCTCATTATCCCGTGCCCTTAAGGCTTGCTGTTGTTCTCCGAATTCCTGCCCGATACGGCGGGCGACCTGTTCAAGCTGTTGGACACTGAGATTCCCTAAAAATGTTTCGGTGATTCGCTTGGGGAGTCGTCCGGTACTGTAGTCTCTGACTGCCCGCTCCCGACGAACCTGTGCCGACCTGATTGCGGCGTTGCGTTTCAGATTGTCAGCGCGTCGGCGGTTTTTGCGTTTTGCCACGGCATCTCCCTTGTGAGTATGAAACACCCCTCGCCGCAAGGATGGAAACGGCGGGGGGTGAGTCTGGCGGCAACATCCCTATAGGGACATTGTCATAATATCATACGGTGCGGACAATCGTGTTACTTGCGCTCGCCTTCCGACACTAGTTCAAGGTCGAAGAACTTGTAGCCACGGCGGCTCTTCTTTTCCACCACCTTGAGGGCAAGTGGCTGATTCCACGTGTCCGGCGTGCCGAAAATGGCGAACAGATTGCCGAATGCGTGCGCCAGCGTAGGGGAGGCGGCGGCGAAATCGCCTTCATCCGCGTGAATGACTACGCGGGTAGACGAATTGATTTCGCCAGTCTCCTGATTGGCGACTTCGATAGCCTGCGCCAGCACGTTGGTGACATGCAACGGCTCATTGAGATGTTCATCTACCTTATCGGCGGTTTGCATGGCGTTGTACAGCGCCATCTTGCCGTCCATCGTGGAAGTATCGAAAAAGTGGGATACGGCGTTAGTGCCGTTTGCGGAAAAGTTGTTGCCGTTCGTTACGGTCAGTTCGTTGTCAGCCATTAGTATTACCTTCCTTATAGGGATTATTAATTATTTTCCTCGGTGATAATATCATCTTCGACCACGTTGCCGTTAACCGGCCCCGGATAGTCAATAATGGTATCATCTCCAAATTCGCAATTAACCCAATAGATTGCCTCATCCATGCGCGTTGCCTGCGCATGATATTCGGCGGACATTGGCAACATGTCCTTGTTGATTTTGCGGGCTTTCTTCATCGCCATGTCAGCAGTACGGCACGCGCCATTCACGACCACCTCGGTATCAACGAGTTCACCGTTTTCACCGCGCGTGATGCCACGTACGATACTGTAATGCTTGACTCTCTTAATGTATGCCATAGTCATGCCGCCTTATCTTATTGTTGCTGCTGTTGTGACATTCTTGCAATGTCTTCATCAGTATACCGCACGTCGGTGAGATTGTCAAAACATCGACACGCGATTTTGACAACGGTCTGGGCAAATTCGTTGCCATCCCAGATTTTGCACATTTCATAGCATGTCGCACCCTTGACATGACAGACGGCGCACCACGCCACCATAGCCGGAGCATAAATAACGCCGCCCAGCATTTCAATATCCTGAGTCCGCCCCAACGCTCCGATACGGGACGTGCGGGGGGACAGTGATAAGCAAACGTTTGCCGCATGCTCCACGCCGTCAGCAAACGCCACTTGCGACCCTTGAGGCTCGTAAAAGTCCTTGAGCAGTGTTATACTACGGCATAATGTTTCCCAATCGCCCTCACCTCGATTGTATTCACGCAAGTGCAGATTACGGCGACGCCTCCGAATGACACGACGCACACGGTCATCATCCAGCACGCCATCATCAAACCAGTTTGTACGTTTATCGCTTTTATTAAAATTCAAATTCTTCAATTTCATAATTAAAACTCCAATGTATCTTCGTTACTATCATAGCCGTCCAGCCACATCGATTCCCACAGAAAACCGCTCGGGCAACGTTTCGGCGGACTATCTGCGCTACGCCTATGCTTCACACCTGCCCAAAACGCACGTAAACGCCAATATACGTTAGCGTCAGGGCAGTTGCCGCAAGTCCACGAATGAATCCAACCACGAAAATACATACTAATCCCTATCTTTCAACGGCGTACAGGCAATGCGGCGGCCATTGATAACAATGGCCGCAAGTTCTCGATAGTAGTCGTCTCCATATGAGAGTGTTTTACGCCCTCGCCATCCGTCGCATACCGCAACATAAACGTATGGCATTGAGGGGAATACCATACAACAACGTCGCCATCCACATATCGAGACGGGAACACAGCAATCTTATACTTTTTGCCCAAAGACATTACTAACTCCTATCCTTAAGCGGTTTGGACGCAATATCCATGGCGTCCAACACCATAGCACGCATTTCATTCGCCTTCGTAGGGTCATAGCCGCACCGTGCGGTACTCTTAACCAGATCGCCCGACGTATAAAATTCCACGGCATACACTAGGTAAAACAAATGTTGATGCGTGCAGTATTCAATACGCACATCACCCCCCATGTGAGGGCTGTTGAACTCACCAACACGAATATCACCATAACGCATTTTAATCATCCTTCCTAATTACACGCCACAAATAAAAACCAGTAGAGCGGCGGCGACCAAGCACAATGTCACAGTGATGGCAATAAGAGACATCACTTCACGAAAATCATCATGCGTGGAATCACTCAAGCCGACAACGGCGAGAGAAATGCCAACCACGAGCGCGAAAAACAAAATCGCACATCCAATGAAACGGAAGACTATCAAATAATCACCTCAATATGATATCAAAAACAACAACGATACCAATAATGCACACGCAAATAACAAGCACCGAAGCGAGCATATTTATTCCCCCTTCCTATTTGCACAATAATAATCAACGGAACCGTCCGTCCGCCAATACTTCAGATTAGACATTTCCACGCCCGTTGTCCTGCGCAGTTTACGACGCGCACGCGCCTTCACACCCTTGACAGTAACGGCATTACCCATCAAGAAATAATATGCGGCGTTGCAATCGGTGAATGCCACCGTTATGGAATTGGACCACCAATCAAACGAAACAACGGTGTTCATTTCATTTTCCTTTCCCTCCTTATCGGCTGATACTCACATCATACCACACCACACAAAACAACACACCCAAAACACACAAAAAAAACGAAGACAAAACAAGGCAATAAAACC